TTGTTCTTTGTACTCATTAGACATACTATACGAGCTAAGTACAGTTCTCGCATTTTCTTTAGTTCCTTTTAAAACTGCCGCTAAATCTGATTTAGATAAATTTGGCTTTTCCTCTTTTGCTGGAAAATCTTCTCCAACATAGATATAATGTCCTAATCCATGCATCGCTAGATTTTTAGTTAAGCATCTCATTAAAGTAGTATTAACTTGAAATGCATTTGGCTTTAATACAGATTGATTTCTATGATCTAAAACAGGTAGCCACATAGGTAAAGTATTACCTTCAATAGTCACACTTGTATAACAAAAACCTCCGAAACCATTATTAAATGCCATTGGTAAGTTTGTTTCATCATCTTGATAGTACCAATACTCTGCACTCGGATATCTTTTTTTAACTTCACCCCATGCCCACGCCCAGGATAAATAACTAAGGTTTCCCTTTTTTTCAACTTTATCAGATACATCTACTGCCGATAAAGTTTGGAATACTGATTTTTTACTCATAATTCAAGTTTTTTAAAATTATTTTTAATTGTTTTAATTTCTGCAATTCCAATAAAGTAAATCGCCCAGGATCTTGTAGCTTTCTCTTTAGTGTTTCATAGGAAAACCCTAAGTAATCCGCCACGTCTAACCTCCTAAGTCCTAAGCGCTTTATCTCGTTTACAAATTCTAATTCTAAGTTATTCATATATAAAAAATATAGGGGAGTTTCCTCCCCTGGTTTGTAATTAGATTATTCCTAATTTTCTATCTATTTCCTCTAAATTGATTTTTTTAATGTAATCATTAGATTCTTTTAAAGCGTTTTCCCACTTTTCAACATCTACAATACTTTCTCTTTTCTTTTGTAACATTGTATATGCTTTATTTCTCAATTCTATTGCTTGCTTTTTGCTTTTAAATAGTATCATAATTTCTAGTTGTTTGTTTTTGTTTTACTCTGTAAAAGTACGCAAAAATTCGGAAACTCCAAATATATTTGGAATTATTTTTATAAAAAAATCCCCATTCAAGTCGAAACTATCCTGGGGATCAGCAAACAAAAGGGAATCTTTATGCTATTCTGCTATAGATTTATAAATACTATCTACATCATCATCTTGATTAGGAATATGCATATTTATCCTATATTCTGCATTTTTAACGCTAAAAGTCATAGAATCAATATAGGCACTTACTGGCTCTTGTAGAGTGTCTACGCCAAAGTCAATCCATATTTTATTATGTAATCCTAAATTTTTGGTGTCAATGTTTCTAAATATACCCTCGTATTTCGCTAAAAAATCTCTTGAGTCGTTAATTATTTCTTGAGTAATAATCGCCTCTAAAGTTTTTGCAACGCTATCTCTTGGTCTTTGATACTCGCCCTCTATTTGTCCTAAAAAATTATTGTCATTTTTTAGCTCGTTTGAAAGTATATTACTGCTCTCATATTTTCCAGTAAATCCGCCATCATAAGAAAATCTACTTCTAACATTTGCAATCTTATTAAAGTTAAACTCTATTTTTTCAGCGATTATAAAATTATCAATGTATGTTACGTCTGTGGATTCTAAGTTGTCTGGATACGTTAATGTAACCCTTAGATTTACATCATTATTATGATTAGCAAATGAAAAAGGTTCTAGCGTTTTCTTAAAACCAAACCATTTTCCAGTAACATCATTTATGATTTGATATTTACTAGGTGATCCAGATGTAGTTTGCCATTTATTATCATCAAAATTATATTCATAATTAACAGAGCCGCTATTAGTTACATCTATCTGTACAGATAAATCATATCTATACTTGCCAGATAAAAGATTATTAAAATCCTCAACGTGATAGCTAAATCCGATCTCTAAAGGAACGCCCTGTCTTAAAGTTGTTTCTGATAGCTTTGACCTTATCATAAAATCAGATACTCCAGATCCTACTGCTTTTAAATATTTATCACCAGATAATGGCTTTACATTTAAATCAGTTGCATCTACAACCTCTGGAGCAGTATGATTGCCAAATGTAACACCTAATTCCCATCCATCATCACCATATAAAAATTGACCATTATCAGTTTTATAAAATATACTAGCTAATTCTGTAATAAACCTAGTTTCTAGTAATGGCTTCTCATATAATTTAACTAAACTTCTATCTAATGGCACTAAGCTATCTGGGCAACTAAATAAAACATCTTCATCTATTGTTTCTGTATATGTACCCTCAGAATCAAAAACTTTATAGTTTATCTGTTCAGTTCCTTTGTATAAATACTCTAATTGATAATCTCTTATTTGTCCCATTATTGTGTACTATCTTGATCTATTCTCTCAGATGTTATTAATGAATTACTACCGCTAGGGTAAAAATTAATCGCATTTCTACGACTAGAACCACTATTGTTAGCATCGAACTTAACTCTAATTGTTTGTGTGCCCGTAACTCCTGTGCTAGGCGATGCAGTTGCCCATGGTCTGTTAGTATCGACTCTGTAATTACCATTAGATGTAACGCTTATATCAAAGTAACCCCCATTCTCTGCTATGTCATAAGGACCTCCAGGCGATAAGCTAATAGATGTCGCTGGCTGTGCGCCTACTGGCTGCCCAGTTACTGTTATTGTAGCGCTCTGGTCATTGACTCCCATAGTTCCTGTAATGCTTACCGTTAAAGTGGTGTCGCTAGTTTTAGAAACTGTTAAAGTATCATAAGGTGAACTATTAGCTATTACAGTTACATTTCCCACGCTCTGCCATTTATAGCCAGAGCTAGCATTTATAGTAAATGATTTACTGTACTGCTTTCCAGCTCCTGCCGTTGCTGAAAATGTAGAAGGTGAAACGCTTGCATTTGTAGCGCTATCTGTTACCGTAAAACTATGTGTAAATTGTTGAACATCAGCAGCACCAGATACGTTGATAGTACCAGTATGTCCACCGCTAGGTAAAGTACCAGTAACTGTAACTCTAATAAAATCTCCTTGCAAAGATTTGCTTATAGTTCCATAGCTCGTAGTTAATGACGTTATTTGTGAAGCGCTTGTAAATTCTCCTGTCAAAGATGTTATATCAAAAGACATAGAAAAAGCATCTCCAACCTGTCCAGCAGCGTAATTTCTAATTAATCTAGTTTGTGAAATATAACCATCAGTAACGTTGTCGGTTATATTAAGTTTTAACTGAAAGTTCACAGGAACTGGCTCTGGCTCTGGTTCGGTACTATCACCGCCACCAGTTTGAACAGGTGTAGATTGTGGTCTGTTTTGTACGTTTAAAATAAAAGTATCGCTATCTGTATTATTATTAGCATCTGTAGCGGTTACTTGATAAACATCAGTATTATTACTGAGAGATAAAGTTCCTACAGGTAATTCACCGAATCCAGATTGTCCTGTAATTGTTTGAGTTACTGTAGTACTATCTGGTTTTGTCCAAACATATTTAACTGGCTCAGTTCCTGTACTATTTACAGTTAATGTAGGATTTACATCTACATAGTAAACAGAATCTCCTTGTATTTCAATGTCTGGTCCTGCATAGTTTGGAGCTGCTACAGGTTCGGTAGTTTCATTTACAATATCAGCACCGCTAGGCGCTATAGTGCTTTGAGTTATTCTATTGTCTATTAAACTAGAATTATTAACTATATACCAACGCCCAAAAGATTGAAAAATCCTGCTATTTGTCATCCCTAAAATATATTTTAAAGATTCTTTAGCGTTCATAAAAATTAAATTATCATCAGAAAATATGTATCTATCTACCTCAATATCGTGAAATATAGTGTCATTTACAGCGCCTCCACTTTTTCTAATTTGATTAGATATATACATTTGGAAATTATGCCCTGTAAGTTTTAAAATCTCTTTTAAATAAAAGAATAGTTTCTCTTTGCTATTTGTATTGCTAGTAGGAAATGGCACATTAAAAGAATCTAAAGTTCCTAATCCATCAATCGCTTCAAGAGAAATATTATAAGGCGTTGTAATTACAGCTTCTTTGTAGCCATCATTAACTAAAAAACCTTCCCAGATTACGTTATAAAATACTTCTCCTCCTAATTTCCCTTCCCATGGCTGATCGATTAAATTCCAAGGTAGCTCCTCTTTATCTATATCAGATCCATAGCTAGTATATTCTAACACTTTTACCTTATACTCTCTTTCGCCAGATCTATAAAAGTCATCATAAACAGTAGCATCTGTAACAAAAAGATTTAAAATACATCGAGATCCTATAATAGGCGAATATACATCATCATCAGCATCCCATTTAATCTCTACAGGATTTCCAGTACCTACTATTTGAGTAGGTTGTACCCCTGCATTAAAAGGATCTAAAACAAAATCTTTTTTATGTATCTCTATCTTAAATTTATTTTTCTCTACATCAGAGAAAAAAAGCTCATATTTAAGTCCGTATGCCATTATAATAATCTACTACGATTTTTTTCAGCTCTTTGTAATGCTACTACAAGATCCTGTCCTTGTATTCTAAACTCTCCTCCTACGTTAATATTTTGTGATCCTGTGCTGCCTATCATTCCTTTTAATTTATCTAGGGGAGCAATTACCTCTGGATTACTTTTAGCCGAAGAATACTCTCCCATAAGTCCAAGAGTCGGTCCAGAAACTATTCCACCATTAGCAAATTTAGGAACGTCTGAGGAAAAAGCTGATTTTATTAATGCCACCCCTCCAGCGATTAAAGCTGGTAAAACTATAGGTGCAAGCGGTCCAGCTAAAAAAGAACCTTGAGCAGCTCCTGCAATAGCTCCAGCTACAGCCACGCTTAAAGCAGCTGCTACGGCATCTAGTGCAGCCATTAAAAAAGTACCAGCAAAAGACCCTATAGCTGATTCACCTAATCCAAGTGATTTAACCATAGTACTACCTAAATCCATAAACGCATTACCTAGCTGGTTTCCAATTACGCTTCCTAAATCTTCCATTCTCTGCTTATGCTCAGACAATTTTTGCAAACCTTCGGCTGTTTTAAAAGATTCTTTTCTCACCGAAATCAAACCTTTTAGGAAATCATTTATTTTATTAGGATCTGGGATCTCTAATCCAAAAGTGCCTGGAGTTTCAATTTGTTGAGTGCCTACAAATGTGCTGCCCTTTGCTGTTTCGCCAGTTTCATAATTTAAATCACCCTTTCTAGTGTCTAAGTTAATGCCATCCAATGCTGATTTTAAACCCTTTAATCTTTTTGTAAGATTGTCTGTATTTTTATCAGCTTGTTTTAGCGGTAAATTTACGTTAGATAATGTATTTTTTAGGTTTTCCTGCGCTTTTGCAGCTTCATCAGCCGCTTTACTCTTTTCTAATAAAGATTCTGCTAAACTTTTAGCTTGTAATGAAGCAAATTTTATAGGATCGCCTAAAGATTCTAAAAGATTAAAAAAAGTTTGTACTCTTGAAATAGACGGCTCTAATCTGTGAAGTAGTTCAATAAATCCAGCTGTCAAAAGCGCTACAGCAGTGGCTATAATACCTACAGGATTAGCTAGCATAGCTATAGTTAAGGTTTTAAATGCGCCAGCCACCTTAATTAACATTGGTACAGCAGTTGCAAATCCAGAGGATAGTAAAGCTATTCCAGAGGACATAGAACCCAAAACGACCAAAACTGGTCCAATAGCTGCTGCTACCCCTGCAATTATAACTATTATCTTTTTTGTGCCTTCACCTAAATTTTTAAATTTTAATAATACAGCATTTGCTTTTTCTACTAAACTTGTAAAAGCTGGCAATATTACTGCTCCAAAACTAGCGCCTAGCTCCTTTATTGACTCCTGGAATATTCTCATTTGGTTTGCCGCTCCATCTGAGGTTCTAGCGAAATCACCTTGCGCATTAGTTGTTTTAGCCATTACAAACTGATAGCGGAGGTTTACCTTCTCCGCTTGAGTCATAGCTTTTAATGTCTTTTGGATACCTTGCTCTTGTGCAAACTGCTGCAAATTTACTTGAGTCATCACAATACCTAAACGCTTGAGCGATTCGGTTTCTCCAGTAAATACTCCATTCAAAGCGGTAGTAACCTCTTGAATATTCATATTTTTAAAAGAAGCTAAATCTCCAGCTAATCCTACTAATGCTGTAGACATATTAGCCGCCTCTCCTGTAGTGAGTCCCATTGAGGTGCTCATATCCCCAAATAAAGCAGCCATATCTAAAGCAGTGCCTTGAGCAATACCGAACTGGCTTAAAGTTGTTTTGGCAAACTTTTTAACCTCTCCAGAGGATTTTCCAAAAGCCACGTCTACCTTATTCATTGACTCCTCAAAATCGGATGCCATTTTAATAGCTGCGCCTCCTGCTATTCCTAGTGGAAGAGATAACCCTATCGATAAGCGTTTGCCTACTCCAGATACTTTAGATCCAAATGATTGTAATTTACCAGATGCTGTATTTAATGCTTTATTTAGCTTACTAGCATCCCCTATAATGTCTACTTTTAATTTCTGATCTGCCATAGTACAAAAATACTAAAAAAAAAGGCGTTAGAATTTAACGCCTGCTGCAATAGCTTTCTCTTTAAAGTTTAAGTAATCCTCTTTAGTTCCTTTAGGTTTTTCCGCCTTATATATTTTATCTTGAGGTAATGGGAATAGTTTTTCTGGCTTGATCATTTGCTGCTTTTTCTGGCAGTTCACGTTATGAATCATGGTAGATAAATATCTAATTCTCTCCCATTCTAGGTTCTGTTTAATCATATAAGATTCACCCCTTAGCTGATTTTCTCGCCATGTGTGCGCCCAAAACTTATCTGGATCTATGCCGACTTGCCCAATATAATAATCTTCAAGGTCATCCCAAGTAAGGGAGTCGGCTATTTCTTTCCCTGGCTATTGGCTACTTTTTCCTCTTTACGATTTATACCCATATTTAAGTCATTGCCTAAAATACGAGATTCCATCATAGCGCCGATCATCTTCTCTAATTCATTCTGATCAAAATCCTCAAGCCATGCGCCTACCTTAAACTGATTGTAATCTATTTCATTTCCCTCCTCCTGGTCATGAGCTAAAATAGCTGAATAAACCAAAGCACGAATAGCTGAAATAGAAACGCCACCAGAAAATAGTTCTCCTATTTTATCTAGTGGCACATCCATAATTTCGGTAAAATTTGCCCAAAAATTCATGCTAAAATGTAGCGTTCTCTCACGCCCACCTAGCGTACTGGTATAATACCCTCTCCTTTTGTTTCCCATTATGTTTTACTTTTTATTAAGAGTTTATGCTCTTAGTGATTGCTCCTGTCAATGTTATAGATCCGCTGTAAGAAACTGGTGATTCCATTTCTGCGCTCATTTCTACACTAGATAAGAATCCCTCAGCAGTATATACAGCATCACCAGTAACGGCAGTACCAAATACACAAGTTAGTTGAGTTCTAGCTAGTAAGTAATCAGCAAGCTCTATAGCATTAGCAGTATCATCATAAGCGACTAAACCATCAAAAGAAAGCTCTCCAGACATAACCCCAGCGATAACTTCTTGAAATCCGTTGCTGTCTTTAGTTGTTGCCTCTGGAAGATCTCCATTTAATGTTAGTGAGCAGCTTGTAGTATGCCCTAAAGCTGTATCCTCAATCTTTAATATTAAGTTAGTTCCGTTAAATACGCCAGTTGTAGCCATTAGTTTTAAATTTTATACAAATATAGTGATTATTTATTTTTTAGTTTCTAGTTAAAAATAGAGTAAACAATTTTCCAAAGAATAAAGAAAGCTATAATACCTACAAAGATAACTTTACCTTTCTGAAATATACTGTCGCTATTCCATCCATTAAATACCCATTTAGTAACCTCTGCTTTTGCTATATCGTAATACTTTTTTATCATAATTTATTTTTTAGGTGGGTTATTCTTATCATCAAAATCCATAGCAGCTTTAAGGATTATTTTATCCATCATATTATCTTGGTTTTGTAACATTTCCTTTTGCAGGTTAATTACCATTTCTTCAAGATTATCTTTAGCTGCTACTAACATTTCTATTTGATGGTCTTTCTTCTCTAGGGACTGTTTAAGAGCGTTTATATCGTCTGGCTTACTTCCTGTTATAGTAGCGACTGTTATTCCAATAGAGGCGCTTATAGTACCTATCAGCATCATTACAACCTCTTTATTTGTATCTAGTACAGGAAATTGTATCAAAGCTATAATAAGTCCAATAACAAAAAGGAATATTAGTAACGAACCTACATAACTTCTTATCTCTCTCGCTACTCCGTTTCTAGGTAATTTCATTTAAGTTTTTTATATATTGATAT